CCGCCATTAACGGTATCTTCAACGTTCAGACAGATGCAGATGGCAGATGGTCAGTTGAGAAGTTCAAAGGATTAATTCTTCAGATCGAAAGAGAAGCTAATGTAATTGCTAAAGAGACACGTAGAGGTAAAGGTAACTTTATGATCTGCTCATCAGACGTAGCATCTGCATTAAACGCAGCAGGTATGTTAGACTATACACCTGCATTAGCAGCTAACTTACAGGTCGACGACACAGGTAATACTTTCGCTGGCGTACTTAACGGCAGAATGAGAGTATACATTGATCCGTATGCAACTTCAGACTATGTCAACGTAGGATATAAGGGTACTAACCCATATGACGCTGGCGTATTCTACTGTCCATATGTACCACTAACTATGGTCAGAGCTGTTGGGGAAGACACTTTCCAGCCAAAAATCGGTTTCAAAACTAGATATGGAATGCAAGTCAACCCATTCGTCACTGCACAGCCAAGAGACGATATCCACAGCACTACTAAGAAAAATAACCAGTACTACAGAATATTCAGAGTAGATAATATTCTAGGTGCTTAAGTCTTAGTACTTAATATTAAAAGGGGAGCGCAAGCTCCTCTTTTTTTGTATAAATAACATTATGGAAGAATTTTTACTAACTGTAATCACAATTGGATGCTTCATAGCTTCAGGCATGTCGTTTGGTTTATTATTTAAACCACTTAAGGGAAGTTGTGGTGGAATAAACTGTAGGTGTAAGAATGGCACTGACGACTAATTTTAACTATCTACAACCGACTGGTTTTAAGTTAGTTATAGATAGAACTAATTATCCAAATCTAGAATTTTTTGTACAAGATTTTACGCACGCTGGCGTGATAATGAACGCTGCAGATCTTAGCTATAAGAAGATAGCTTCAATACCATTTATTGGCGATAAGTTAACTTATAACGAAATGCTAGCCAATATTATATTAGATGAAGACATGAAATCTTATAGAGAAATGCACACGTGGATGCGAAGAATACTAGATCAAGATAATATTACAGCTTTAGATAGATTTCAAAATCGTACACAAAGGCCTCCAGCTCAGTCAGATATAACCCTATCGATTTTAAATAGCGCTAATAATGCTATAGTAAGAATAGTTTATAGAGATTGCATACCTGTAGCTTTAACTGATGTTCAGTTTCAGTCAACTGCAGGCGGAGAATCTTTTATTACGTTTGGAGCGTCTTTTAGATTTACGTATTTTGATATACTAAATAAGAACGCGACAACAGGTGCATTTGCAGATTCAGACTCATTTAACGTTGCTGGCTCTGTAGGTTAATATATAATATTATTGAGGACATTATGATTGATTTGAAAAAAGTCCACGAGATGTGGCAACACGACAGTAACATAGATAATAACCAATTAGACGAAACTTCTCGTCAAACTCCAAAACTACATTCTAAATATTTACAACTTTGGTCAACTGCAAAATTAGAACTAAGAAGAACCGAGTTTGAACAAAAGAAACTATTAAAAGAAAAATGGTTATACTACAACGGCAAAATGGATCAAGAAACTTTAAATCAAAAAGGCTGGAATCCAGATCCTTTTGACGGATTAAAAGTGTTGAAAGGCGAGATGGATTATTATTATGACAGCGATCCAGAAATACAAAAATCAGAAGAGAAAATACAATATTGGAAAACAGTAATAGAAACATTAACAGAGATAATAGATAATTTAAAATGGCGACATCAAACTATATCGAACATAATCAGATGGAAACAATTCGAGTCAGGAAATTAAATCACGCGATACTAAAAGTATATTGCGATAGAAGCATAGGCGCAGAACTTAGAGAATTTTTTTCGTTTTATGTCCCTGGCTATAAATTTATGCCGGCGTATAGAAATAGAATATGGGACGGCAAGATAAGACTTTTTAATCAGACAACAGGCGAAATATCTAGTGGATTGTTTCCGCAAATAATATCTTTTGCAGAAAGTCGAGAGTACAAAATAGATATCGAAGATTCTGAGTACGGTAGTCCTAATGAAGGTAACCAAATAAACGTAGATTTTATGATGAAGTTCGTAGAAGCTTTAAAGTTACCTTTCAAAATAAGAGATTATCAGTTTGACGCTGTTTGTACTGGAATACAGAGAAAAAATGCAATATTACTTTCGCCAACTGGTTCTGGTAAATCTTTAATAATATACGTAATGATGAGATGGCTTTTATCCGCACTAGATAAATCAAGAAAAGATATATTGATAGTAGTTCCAACAACTTCTTTAGTTGAACAAATGTATAACGATTTTAAATCTTATGGATATGACGTTGACAAACACTGCCACAGAATATATTCAGGTAAAGATAAGAATACGTTTAAGAGAGTCATAATAAGTACTTGGCAATCAATATATAAATTTCCAAAAGAATGGTTTGAAAGATTTGGAACAGTGTTTGGTGACGAGTGCCACGGTTTTAAATCAAAATCATTAACAACTATAATGAATAAGTGCACAGAAGCTGAATACAGATTTGGTACAACTGGAACATTAGATGGCGCGTTAACTCATGAACTCGTACTTCAAGGATTGTTTGGTAAAATATATCGTGTTACTAGTACGAGAGCTTTACAAGATAACGATACACTCGCTAAACTGTCGATACGCAGAATTATATTAGAACACGATGAGAAAACTAGAAAAGAATTTGGAAAGCAGAAATATCAAGATGAAATTAAACACATTGTTGAACATAAAAAGAGAAATAGTTTTATAACTAACTTATCTTTAGACTTAAAAGGAAATACGTTAATATTATACAATTATGTAGAAAAACATGGTAAACCTATATATGACTTAATTAAAGATAAGGTAAGTGAAAGCCGCAAGATTTTTTTCGTGTCAGGAAATACTCCAGCTACTGACAGAGAAGCCATAAGAGCTATAGTAGAAAAACAGAAAGATTCTATTACAGTCGCCTCGCTTGGTACATTTAGTACTGGTATAAATATTAGGAACCTTCACAATATAGTATTTGCTTCTCCTTCTAAGTCGCAGATACGAGTTTTACAAAGTATTGGTAGAGGTTTAAGAAAAACTGATGATGGCAAAGATACTACGTTATACGATATTATAGACGACATAAGTTGGAAGTCTAGAAAAAATTATGGAATACTACACGCTGATGAAAGACTTAGAATTTATGGAAGAGAAAAATTTAATCATAAGACGTATAGAGTAAAAATATGAGTAATCTTAACATAAAACATTTTAAACTTACAAATAACGACGAGATAGTATGTGAAGTGCTCGATTGGAATACTGGAGACGATATTGCAGATGTTGTAGTTTGTAAAGCACTTAAAGTAATATCAGTAGAAGATTATATGAGAGGCATTAAATTCTTTTGCTTTAGGCCGTGGCTAAGTTTACAAGACGATCCGTCTTCTCTACAAACAATTAACTCATCTCATATAGTAGTATCAAGTAATCCAACGCCAGATATTTTAAAACATTATAGAGCTTGCCTCAGAGCGATAACACACGAGCTTAAAAATCGCGGTAAGACGAAAAATAGATCGACTTATGCGAATATTGATGAAGTTAATCAAGCGATCAGAGATATGACCGACGAAGAAATGGACTCATTTTTAGAAGAAAAGTATGGAATGATGCCCGAAGAACCGCCGGTAAATGATTCAGATCGCGGTAGTAATATTATAAAATTTAAACCTAGAGGAAATAAGACTTATCATTAATGGTATATTCCTTCCCTCCCCATATACTCTTTTATTATAAACCATTTTTTTGAGTTTGTAAACGTTTTTTTTCAACTCTTAGTTGTGAAAAAATGTGTTTACTTTTATGAAAAATTGTTGTATAATATACTATGAAAGGTGGTAAAATGGCCCGTAAAAAAAGTATTCATTATGTGAATAACAGTGATTTTTCTACTGCAGTAGTTACGTACGTAGAGAAAGTCGAAGAAGCTAAGAAAAACGAAGCGACTGTACCTAAAGTACCAGATTACATAGCAACTTGTTTCTTAAGAATAGCTGAAGGTCTATCGCATAAAGCTAACTTTATAAGGTATACGTATCGCGAAGAGATGGTTATGGATGCAGTTGAAAACTGTTTAAAAGCTATCAGCAATTATAACTTAGAAGCTGCTACTAGAACTGGTAAACCAAACGCATTCGCTTACTTTACACAAATAACTTGGTATGCTTTTCTACGTAGGATAACAAAAGAAAAGAAACAACAAGAAATTAAATTAAAATATCTTACAAAAGCTGGCATTGAAAACTTCGTTGATAATGATCTAGAAGGTGGTGGAGTCGGTGAACAAGTATCAACGCACTTTGTAGATACCTTAAGAGACAGAATAGAAAGAGTTAGAACTACTGATAAAGAAGTAAAAGAGTTTGTTAAGATAGAAAAGAAAAAAAGAAGAAGTAAAACAGCTGATTCAGACCTAAGTGAGTTTATGCAATGAAAATAGCAATACTTAATGATACACATTGTGGTATTCGTAACTCTTCAGAAATATTTTTAGATAACTCAGAAAAGTTTTATACTGAAGTATTTTTTCCTGAGTGTGAAAAGCAAGGGATAAAACACATATTGCACCTTGGAGACTATTACGATCATCGCAAGTTTGTAAACTTCAAAGCGTTGAATCATAACAGAAGAGTTTTTTTAGATAGACTTAGAAAACGTGGAATGACAATGGACATAATTCCTGGGAATCATGACACGTATTATAAGAACACTAATGAACTAAATGGTTTAAAAGAATGCCTAGGTCATTATATGAATGAAGTCCATATTGTAATGGAACCAACAGTACTAAAATATGGTTCTTTGAATATAGGACTAGTCCCTTGGATATGCCAAGATAATTATCAGCAGTCTATGAACTTTATACAAGATTGTAAAGCTGATTGGATAGGCGCTCATCTAGAACTTAAAGGCTTTGAAATGATGAGAGGATTGACTAACACGCATGGTATGAGTCCAGATATATTTAAAAGATTTGAATTAGTTTTAACTGGCCATTATCACGTAGGTTCTAAAAAAGACAATATCTGGTATCTTGGTTCGCAAATGGAGTTCTTTTGGTCAGATGCGCATGATCCAAAGTTCTTTCATATACTCGATACTGAAACAAGACACATAGAAAAAATAAGAAATAATAACACTTTATTTGAAAAAATCGTTTACAATGACAAAGAAATAGATTATAATAGTTATAATAAAAATTTATCTAAAAAATTCGTAAAAGTCGTAGTCGCAGAAAAGACCGATCCTTTTACATTCGATAGATTTATAGACAACATACAAAACCAAGACATATACGAGTTAAAGATAGCAGAAAACTTTAACGAATTTATGGGTGCAAATGTCGAAGACGAAGACATGAACTTCGAAGACACTACAGAAATTGTTGATACATATATAGATGCAGTTGATACTGATTTAGATAAAGATAAGATAAAAGTTCAGATGCGTGAACTTATGACTGAAGCGCAAACCTTAGAGATAGCATGATTACATTTAAAAGCATTAAGTACAAGAACTTCTTGTCGTCTGGAAACAGCTTTACCGAAATTAATTTAAATAAGTACAAGTCTACTTTAGTCGTAGGTCATAATGGTGCTGGTAAGTCTACCATGCTTGATGCCTTATCGTTTTCGTTATTTGGTAAACCACATCGTAAGATAATGAAGAGTCAACTTGTTAACTCTATTAATCAAAAACAATGCGTAGTGGAAGTAGAATTTTATATTGGTAAAGCGTACTTTAAAATTATACGTGGAATAAAGCCAACCATATTTGAGATATGGAAAGATGGTACGATGATTAATCAGTCATCTCACGCTAATGAATACCAGAAGATACTCGAACAAAATATCCTGAAACTCAACCATAAGAGTTTCCATCAAGTTGTTGTGTTAGGTTCTTCATCATTTATTCCTTTTATGCAACTCAATGCTGGACATCGTAGAGACGTTATAGAGGACCTTCTAGACATTAATATCTTTTCTAAGATGAACGTAATATTAAGAGAAAAGAACTCTGTTTTAAAAGATAAACTAACAACTATAAACAAAGATATCGAGATAAACTCTACTAAAATAGAACAACAAACAAAGTACATAAGAGATATTGCCGCTCTAACTGAAGAGAATAAAAAGAAATATCAAAAGCAAGTTAAGACAGCAGAAGAAAAGATACTTAAGTTACAAAATGAAAACTCTGAATTGTCTCGCGAGTTAGAAGATAACGATACAGATAACGAGTACAAAAAATTACAAGATAAGAAGAACAATATAATATCTCAAACTGCAGAAGTAAAACAACAAATGAAAACTGTAGCAAAGAGAGGAATGTTCTTGGAACAGAACGATACTTGTCCTACTTGCGAGCAAGATATAACTAATAAAGACATACTATTAAATAGAGTTAAGAACGAAGCCTATCAGTTACAATCAACACTTAACATGATAACTGGTACTGAAGATCAATTACAAAATGAAATAAATGACTTAGAACAAGTCATGAATAATATCAGAGAAAAAACAAGCACTATAAATGCTAATAATAGAGAAATAACGTCTTTAAATCAAAGCAACGCTGACTTAAAAAAGTATTTAGAAGAAGAAGTTACAGCTGACTTATCTCAAGCTCGAACTGATCTTGATTCTATGAAAGATTTAAAAGAAAGTTTTTTTGAAGAAAAATTAAAAGTAAATGAACAGTTTGGTTATAATACAGTTATTGCAGAAATGCTGAAAGATACTGGAATAAAAACTAAAATTATAAAACAATACTTACCAGCAATTAATAAACTTGTTAATCAATACTTGCAAGTTTTAGATTTCTTTGTACACTTTAATCTAGATGAAAACTTTAATGAAACCATTAGATCTAGACATCGAGATGATTTTACTTATGATTCGTTTAGTGAAGGTGAAAAGCAGAGAATAGATTTATCTTTATTATTTACTTGGCGTCAAATAGCAAAGATGAAAAATTCAGTGGCGACTAACTTGTTGATACTGGATGAAACCTTTGATTCGTCTCTAGACCATGACGGTATCGAAAACTTATTAAAGATATTATACACTTTAGACGCAGATACTAATACTTTTATAATATCGCATAAGGGAGATATACTCGATGGAAAGTTTCAGTCAAAATTAGAATTTACAAAAGAAAAGAATTTCTCTAAGATGAAAATTTAAATGTTTACTTTTGTTAAAAAATGTGTTATAATAATAACAATTAATCAATACAAGGAAGGTATATTATGCAACTAAGTGAAAGTACTGTAGACGTTCTTAGGAACTTTTCCGGCATTAATCAAAATCTCTTGATTAAATCCGGTTCAACTATTAAAACTATCAGTGAAGCTAAAAACGTAGTAGCTACAGCTGATATTGCCGAAAATTTCGAAAAAGATTTTGGCATATATGATTTAAATGAATTTATTGGTGTTATGGGATTAGTCAATAATCCAGACTTAAAATTTGAAGACGACTTTGTTATCGTTCAAGATGAAAGTGGTAGGTCAAAGGTTAAATACTTTTACGCCGCTGAAGAAACAGTTACAACACCGACAAAAGACGTAACGATGCCAGAGCCAGATGTTAAGTTTACTTTAGATAACGATACTTTAAATAAACTTAAGAAAGCTGCTTCTACGTTAGGTCACGACGAATTATCAATATCAGCAAAAGATGGCGTGTTAAGCCTTTCAATTGTTGAAAATCAAAATGCAACATCAAATGCATTTTCTATTGATATAGATGGTGAATTTAAACAGGACGCTGTCTTTAATTTTGTCATCAAAATTTCTAATCTTAAAATCCTAGCTGGTGATTATGATGTAGAAATATCCTCTAGATTAATAACGCAATTCAAACACAAAGAGGTAGGTGTAAGATATTGGATTGCACTTGAAAAAACTTCAACATACGGAGCATGACATGTCAGAAAATTTGAAGCAATTAAAAGACCTTAGTAATAAGGCGGCTAGGAGTACAGTAGCAGTTATTGACGCTGTAACTCAAAGAGGTGGTTTTAAAGGCGAAGAGCTTACAACCATTGGTGGTTTAAGAGATCAGTGTGTGCAGATAATTCAGTTATCAGAGCAAATTCAGCAAGAAGATGCTATGAACGATGCTAGTGTACAAACTGAAAATGTGGCTAAACCTAAAAAATAATTTACGTAATGATTATTGATTTTATTATTTTGTTATGGAGAATACGTAAATGTCAAATGAATTTCTATGGGTTGAAAAATATCGACCTACTAAAATAGAAGATACTATTTTACCTGAGTCTTTAAAAAAGACCTTCCAAAAAATAGTAACTGGTGGTGAACTCCCTAATATGTTATTCACTGGTACTGCTGGCTTAGGTAAGACTACCGTAGCTCGAGCTCTATGTAATGAGCTCGACTGCGATTATATCTTAATTAATGGTTCTGAGGAAGGTAACATCGATACGTTAAGAACCAAAATAAAACAGTTTGCTTCATCAGTTTCTTTACAAGGTGGCTATAAAGTAGTTATCCTTGATGAAGCAGATTATCTTAATCCACAATCTACTCAACCAGCTCTTCGCGGCTTTATCGAAGAGTTTTCTAATAATTGTAGATTTATTTTAACTTGTAATTTTAAGAATCGTATTATTGAACCACTTCATTCTAGATGTGGTGTATACGAGTTTAATACTTCCAAAAAAGATATGGTAGATCTTTGCCAAAATTTTATGGCAAGGTGTCAACTTATACTCTCAAACGAACAAATTAAATATGATGATAAAGCTGTAGCTGAACTTATCATGAAGTTTGCTCCTGATTGGCGAAGAGTATTAAACGAGTTACAAAGATATTCAATCAACGGCATGATTGATAGTGGAATACTTACTAACATCAAGGATAAAAACTACGATGATCTTTTCTCTCATTTGAAAAATAAAGATTTTAAAAAGATGAGAAATTGGGTAGTAAACAATATAGATACAGATGCAAGCGCAATTTTTAGAGCCATGTACGATAGGATGAGTGATAAGGTTGCGCCTCAATCAATACCACAACTGGTGCTTATTCTTGCAGACTATCAATATAAAAACGCATTTGTAGCTGACCACGAACTTAACGTGGTGGCTTGTTTAACGGAGGTTATGTCAGATGTTCAATTCAATTAAATTAACTTTATACACTCAAGAAGACTGTTATTATTGTTTCGAAATGAAAAAGAAACTTGTAGAATGGGGATATGATTTTAGAGAAATAAATTTAAGTCATGATCTATTTGCAAAAGATTTTTTAAAAGAAAATGGTCATCGTACAGTTCCACAATTATATTGGAACAGAACTCATTTAAATAAAGTTCCAACAGCAGAACTTACAAAAGAACACATAGAAGCAGAACTAGATTATGAAAACTATTTAGGTGGAGTCGAAAATTGGGGAGCTCAAAGAGCGTAGCTATTATAGGTGCTGGCGTCGCTGGTATAACAACTGCTTATTTCTTAGCAAAAAAATATAGAGTAGTATTATTTGATCCTAATGGCGTGGCTGAACAATGCAGTTATGCAAATGGTGGTCAACTTTCTGTATGTAATGCAGAAGTGTGGAATAGCTATGACAACATACTCAAAGGTATTAAATGGTTGACACAACCAGATGCTCCATTAGCTTTTAGACCAGATCACTGGTCATGGCGTAAAGTAAAATGGATTGCTGGTTTTATCGGCGCGACTATTACTAATAAATACGATTATAACACTCGTAGAACTATCGAATATAGTTTAAGATCTCGTAGGCTACTTAAAAAGTTAATGAAAGAAATAGACATTGACTTTCATCATAATGACTGTGGCATATTACACATATATAAAAATCAAAAGTCTTGGGATAAAGCTCAAAGAACTTTGGACAGATTTAAAGATACTGGTTGGGGTAGAGTTAAAACAAAAACTAATCTTATAAAGTATAATATTAAATCAAACGACGTTGTTGGTGCCACTATTACTAAGGGTGATTCAGTCGGTGACATACATGCGTTTACTAGTAAATTATCAGAGTACATGAGATCTAGCGAAGAATATGATTACAGTTTTCGTATCAATAAAATCGTGCGTAATGAAAATGAAGTACGTTGGTCTAATCCGAGAGATATGGCAATAAGTATTGAAACTCTTAAAAAAGATTATGACGAAGTAATTATATGCGCAGGTGCTTATACTATTGGATTTGTACCAAATCTAAATATATATCCGATCAAAGGTTATTCTATAACTTATGAGAACGCTGATGCTGCTCCAACGATATCTGTACTTGATGACGATAGAAAAATAGTTGCGTCACCTTTTGCTAATAATGTTTTTAGAGTTGCTGGTACGGCAGAACTTGCTGGTTGGAATCACGATATTAGAGAAGACAGAATTAAACCACTATCTAATTGGGTAAAAGAAAACACATTTGTGAACAGTGATGACTATGAAAAGTGGGCGTGTTTAAGACCAATGACACCAAACATGTTACCAGTTGTTGGTAAAGTAAAAGGGTTATGGGTTAACAGCGGAGCTGGACATCTTGGTTGGACGATGGCCATGGCTCTTGCAGAAAAAATAGCAAAGGAAATATAATGGAAATTGAAATGTTAAATCAATTTATCAATCAACTAGCGATGTGTGAGTTATTATCAGCACACAGTTTAATGCAACCGTCGCTTTCTTTTGATTGCAAACAAATAGAAATCTTTATACAAGAATCTTATTTTGATAATGACTATAACGCATTTATAAAATGGTGGGACGCGACGGTAGTACCAGTAGTAAATGAGTTACAAACACTAGTAGAGAAACGTACATCATGAATCCGTTTGAATATGCTAACGCAATAAATTACACTAAGAAGAATATTATGGTAGACGATCTAGCTGAAAAAGCGTACTTGCCGTACATGATGAATCGTCAGTTATCGTACTTTCCAGACACAGTTTTAGCCGCCAATGAGATGAATCGAAACCATCACTTAGATAATCGTCTACAATTCGATTTTTTTATAAATATAATTAGAAAGCGCAAAAGGTTTTCTAAATGGTTTAAACCAGAACAAATTAGTGATTTGGAGACTATTAAACAATACTATGGTTACAGCAATGAGAAAGCCCGCCAAGTATTATCTCTCCTATCCACTGAACAGATAAATGAATTAAAGAATAAGGTGGCCAAAGGTGGAAGAAAATAATATAGTAGAATGGAACCCTAATGATATGTTAGAGGTTACATTAAACGAGCCTGATGATTTCCTAAAAATAAGAGAAACATTAACAAGAATTGGCGTAGCTTCAAGAAAAGACAATAAGTTATATCAATCATGCCATATCCTACATAAACAAGGACGATACTTCATAGTACATTTTAAAGAATTATTTTTGTTAGACGGTAAGAAATCTAACCTAGAGGAGAATGACGTAGCGAGAAGAAATACTATTGCTACTCTTATGAGCGATTGGGGATTATTAAGCATAGATAAAAAAGATAATGCTCAACCAGTAGCTCCACTAAGACAGATTAAAATAATATCTTTTAAAGATAAAGATCAATGGGAGCTTTGTCCTAAGTACAATATTGGAAACGGCTCAAAGTAAAAAAAAAAGTTTAACATAACCGTTTAAATTTAAAAAAAAAGTATTATATATATTATAGGATGCCGAATAGTTCGGGTCCTTTATTTAACCTTGCTAGTCAATAGGAGGATATTATGACTGGAAATTTTGTATTCCCAAGAAACGCTTTTTTAGGTTTCGATCACATTTTCGACGCATTACAAGATATACATGTACATGCGAACGATGGTTACCCACCCCACAATGTAGTTAAGATAACTGATGGTAAAGTACCAGCATACTCGATAGAGATGGCTGTTGCTGGATTTAGTAAAAAAGATATTAACATTGAGGTGAAAGAGCATATTCTAACCATCAAAGGAAATAGAGAGAAACGTAGAGAATCAGATGCTTACGTGCACAAAGGAATTAGTAATCGTAAGTTTGAAAAGTCATTTAGACTGTCGGAGTATACCGAAGTAACCGGTGCGGACATGACGGATGGAATTTTAACTGTTAACCTAGAAGTAGTTCTACCAGAAGAGAAGCAGCCTCGTACAATTAACATAAAATAATTTAACGAGGATTAAAATGACAACTATGGAAATCTCTGCACACGTGTGCAATTTCTGTGACGCAGTAGCGTCATTCTTCAAAGAAACTTTAAAAAACTGGCAGTACGCCAGACAAATGGAAGCTAATAGAAGAGTCGCTGCTGACTTAGTTCATCTTGGATTCAATCAACAAAAAGAATATGACTATATTTTAATGAAGATGAATGATAAGACGAACGAAGAATACAACAAATAAAATTAGGCGGGTCTTGTGCCCGCCTTTTTTATTATAAATAGTAATTTGTAAGGAGGTCTATTATGAATATAGAACAGTTAAGAAAAGAACTTGAAGTGGATGAAGGAGTTAAGTATGAAATATATAACGATCACCTCGGCTATCCTACTTTCGGCATTGGTCATTTGGTCAGGGATAACGACCCTGAAAATGGAGAGCCAGTTGGAACTCCTGTCTCAGAAGATAGAGTCATTGAAGCCTTCAATAAAGACGTTGAAACAGTGCTCAACGACTGCACTATACTATATGGCGACTTCAGCGACCTGCCAGAAGAAGCTCAACTAATCATAGCAAACATGATGTTTAATCTCGGAAGACCAAGACTTTCAAAATTTAAAGGTATGAAAGCAGGTGTTGATTCTAGAGATTGGAATAAAGCTGCAGACGAGATGGTAGATTCTGCTTGGTATAGACAAGTTCCTAATAGAGCTGAAAGGCTCGTAGAAAGAATGAGAGCACTAGCATGAGCGACGACGATTTAGATTTTGATTTTGGCTTTACAGCCGTCACTGAAGACGAGCTTCCAACCGTAAAAGACGCGACTCAAAAAGCTGAAAGTTTAGGTGCCAATGCACTAAATACTAAAGAAAAACTTGATAAACTTTATAATGCTATAACACCTTTATTATCTAACTTAAAAAAGAATCCAGAGAAAGAGTATATTCTTTGGCCAAACAGACTAAAAAAAGTAGAAGAGTTTGAGGATTATATTCAAAAAATTTATATGAAATAATCCTTTACATTTGCTTAAAAATGTGGTATAATAACTATAATGGTAAAATTTAAAACATTTTTAGAAGAACAA